TTTTGTGACAGCATCAGTTGATGCAGTAGGCGTACCAAGGCTAGTAATTTTATTGCTGCCCATATCAATAGCACCAGTCATAGTGCCACCAGCCTTAGGCAACTTAGTTGCAAGGTTGTTTGTAACAGTAGTTGAGAACGCAGCATCGTTGCCAAGAGCAGCAGCCAACTCGTTGAGTGTATCAAGAGCAGCAGGTGCAGAGGCTACGAGATTAGAAATAGATGTATCTACATAACCTTTGGTTGCAGCATCAGCAGTAGATGTAGGTGTAGCAAGACCAGTAATCTTATTTGAGCCAGCAGCAAGGTCGGTGCTAAGAGTTCCAGAAACAATAGTTGCGCTGGTAACAGTGGCTGATGAGACTGTACCGCCATTGATTGTTGGGCTAGTAAGAGTCTTGTTAGTAAGGGTAGATGTGCTTGTTGTAGTAATTACTGGCACGCTGTTTTGTGTAAGCGTAGTTGGATTCATAGTTCCACCAGTGATGGTGGCTGTAGAAGTTACTGTTCCAGTAATTGTTGCAGCGTTAATTGTAGGAGATGTAAGTGTTTTTGCTGTAAGTGTTTGTGTTTTATCAGTACCTACTACAACACCTTCGCCTGTGGCAATGCCGTGGATATGAGTATCAACACCAGACATAATTGAGGAATCACTGTCATAACCTCTGGCAGATATGTGTGTTTGTAGTTGTTTAAACTCACGAGCAGATACGCCGTGACGAACTACGGAACCTGCTGAGTGAGCAATACCAGCACCAGCAGCAGTACCATCTTCACCACGAACAATGGTAAGAGTAGTAGCAGGTGAGCCAGTCTGTGCTGTAACTGTAACTACTTCTTCTTTGGTGGTGTCTGGGTCAAGGATAAGCGTAAATGGAAGCGTGGTTGGAAAACCGCTAATGGATGCAACAACAACGCTGGTAGTACTAGAACCAGCAGATGCTGCTGGAACCGAAGAAATAAGTGAAGTTTCTACCGCTACCGCAGAGTAATAACGCTTTGGGGAACCTACATCTCCTGCTGTCATTTTCTACCTTATCTCTGGAAGTGTGAACGAATTGGGTATTGACGGCGCTGTATGTCAGCAACTTCGTTTAAACGAGTTTGATAAATGTTGTACAAGAAACGAGAAGCATTAGCGCCAGACTGTGCTCCGCGTTGGTTATCAAGAATGTCTGCTTCTGCAGATAGTGGACCAAGACGAGATGGGTCAAGGAAAGAAATCATACGAAAGGCTGAACCATAGAGTGCTACATCCTCCGAGTATGAAGGCAGTCCTGTAACTGTTGAGTACTCTTGGTCTGTTGTTTCATTGGTTAAGTCAAATAGAGTTGGGCGCTTTGAGTACACCACATTTACTGTACGACCAGGAACGATAGGTGAGTACACGCTAAGGCTGTGACCTACTGCACCTGCTGTACCAAAGGCTGTTGGGTTAGCCATTCTGTCTAATTGCCAAGCACGAACTGGTAGCCATTCTTTAGATGGTCCGATAACAGAGTGAGTTACATTGTGGATATTCTGTACTTCATCTGGAATATCGTATGTTGTACGCGCTGCAATGTAGGAGAACTCATATTGCCCTAAGGCAAATATGGATGGGTACATAGCATCAATAGTATTGTTGATTGCTTTCTTAATTTCATAGCGTGGGAACAAAGGAGCAATAACAACTTTGTCATTTGGCGAGTGTGCCTGAGCAATAGAACCACGCTGTCCTCTGCCCCAAGGAGCAAGGTTAACTGTGTTGGTTGTATTGTCTGTTGAGTTTACAAAGACCATTTCATCGCCAATTTGCATATACCCTTTGCCAATGCTCGAAGCATCGTAAACAGTAAATGAAGTTGTGGCAGTTGTAATGCTAGTTGTAAGCCAAGTGCTTGCTTCTGTGTTTAAAGTGTAGCCGTGAAGAAGTGTCTCAACGCGGTCAGTAAGTTGTTCAAAGGTTGCCATTAGAGGTTGATGCTCCTTAATGCAGAGACTGCGCTATTGCCAGTTGTGCCAGCAAGGAGATTAGCAATGGCGTTTAAACCATAGAAGTTTGCTGGGTTTGTAATGCCGTACTTAACATTAAGAGCGTGTACGGTTTCGTATGTGTATGGAAGCCCTGCCCACTTGCAAGCAGCCGCGGCTTCCTCAAGGAACGCAGTGGGTGCTGGATAAGTTCCGCCATTGGCGAGACGATTCAACTCTGCTACAAGTGTACTTCCTGCTGTTCCTACTGTCATTTTACCATTTCACCTTGTCTGCCCAATACGCTGCACTCATCTTGCCTTTGGCAATGTTGCTTGCGTGACGAGCCTTAAATGATTTCTGTCGTGCTGTTGGGGTATGGTCCCCGCTGACACCTTGTTGTCCAAAGCGGATTGTCTTTACTTTCTCTCCGTCTTTAGCAACAACGATGTGTGACTTTGTTGGATGGCTTGGCGTTCTCTTTGGCTTATTAAAACCAGAAACTCCAGCCCTTTTTAAACGCGGGTCTGGACTAGCCATTGTTACTTGCCACCTTTTTTCTTAGGCATCATTACCTTTTTAAGATTTGGGTTAGCCTTCTTTGCTGCAGGTGAAGCCTTGCGAGCACCTGCTGCAAGAATTGCTGCTGCGTTTTCCATTGGGAGTCCCTGCTTCTTGGCAATACCTTTTGCTGCTGCCTTGAAACCCATTCCCTTTTTAGCCGCTGCCATTACTTTAGGCTCGTTGGCTTATTAACGGCTGGAGCAGTGATGCCATAAGGTTCTACTGTTCCGAAGTTGCCATCTTTGTTTACTTCTTTGTTACCGCAACCACAAGTTGTGCACATATTACTTACCTTTCTTAAGGGCTTTCATACCCTTTGCAATTTCCTTAGCCTTCTCAGACTTGGATTCCATCTTCTCAGCCTTGGCATATGCAGCAGCCTTACTGACTTTCTTTACAGCCTTCTTAGCGGCTGGTGTATGTCCTGCCATTTATTCATCCTCTTCTGCTGTTAGTTCATCTTCCGTTATGGAGATGTATCCGATGGGAAGTTCAAAGTCTGGGATGTGGCGAAGGAGTAACTCCCACGCTTCACCTTCTGTAAAGCCAGCCTGTTTAAACGATTCATATAACTCGTGCGCTTGAATCGCATACCCCTGCAATGGGGTAATAAAATCTACTTCTATTTCCTCTTTAGCCATTTGGATTGTCGGCATTAAATGCCTTGCCAGTCTTATTAGAAATCTCTACTGCAGTGCGTACTGCCTGCATAGTAGTTCCTGCTGGCTGAATACCTTGTGCTCTAGCATCTCGGTATGCGCTAAGTTCTTTATCCCACTTCTTATTGGTAGTTCCGCTATCAGCAATGCGCGCATCGCCTGCGTTCATCTCAAGGCTAAGAGCCTTGCAACCAAAGCAACCATCAATAGGTTCAGGATGATGTTCCCAATGTTTCATATTAACCTCACACAACAGTAATGTATTGACCAAAACCAGCAGCGGTTAAGTCGTCTTTTTGTTTTTCTGTGAGGAAGTATTCGTGCCCACCCATATACACTTCTTGAGCAGCAGCAATTTCTGTCTGTGCTGGATAGCGATAGGTTGAGTATATGCCATTAACACGCATAACAGTTATGCCACGGTGCAATCCGTAACGCATATGCAAGCGGTTCCAAGCAACGGGTGTTTCCTTGATTGAAGGACCAACGAAACGATATGCCATTTGTGCTCCTTACTAATGGACTTACCACAAGGCAGGATTGCTCCTGCCCTGCAGTCAACCAATTAGGACTGGATTGAAGATGATGACTCGATGCGATACAGAGCCTGCTCACGATAGCGAGAGAATCCGAGAACGCCGTACCAACCGATAGGGCGGAAACGCATCAACTTATCAACGACTGGTCCGACAACGACTGATGGCTCTTGGGCAACTGCTTCTGCAAGTGCTTGCTTTCCAGCAATGATTGTGCGGTAGTTCGCTGTTGGAGGTGTGATTGTTACAGTCGCACCTGATGTGACAGCGCCAGTGTTAGCGGTGTCAAGTGTTAGGACAAGTCCTGAGATAGATGCAACTTTTGCACCTGATGCAACACCAGTTGCAGCAACCTTATCTCCTGCTTCCATTCCTGATGTTGAAGCAACAGTGATGGTGTAAGCAGCAGAAGCGCCTGCTGTTGTGGTTGTTGTTGTGAATGTTGACTGGTCTGCACCATCTACGCCGCGGTACATACGAGGTGTCTCAACAAAGTAAGCACCTTCAAATGTTCCGATTGTTCCTGGCCAGAATTGTCCTGTACCAGTTTCTGCGTACTTGTGCATATCGTTCCATCCGCCAACGCCTGTTTCTGCACGAAGGTCGTGTGAAACTTCTGGGTGGATACCACACCAGTAGAGTGAGCCTTCGCGTGGAACAGCCTTGTTAGCGCGCAACTTTGCGACAGCCTTGCGGATGTCTGCTGCACGGATTGTGTCTGATGCTGCGATAGTCGCTGTTGAGGTATGGCTTGATGTACCTGAGTAGATAACATTTGAGCCACCGCGAAGTGTCTCCATTGCAATCTTGTCAAGAGAGTCTGCCATATTGTAAGCGATGATATCTGCAACAGCAGGGTCAACATCTGAGAGTGAGAAGAGTTGCAACTTGCGTGTTACAAGTGAGGTGTTTCCGTATTCAGCGAGTGATACTGAAACTGTTGTAACATCTGAAAGTGCTACTGCATCTGGGTCTGTAGATTCTGCTGAGAGAGCAGAAGTAACTGGAGTCAAGTCATTGTAGATAGAGAATACAACGCTTGAACCAGGCATTGCTTGCTGTGCTGGGCGCTTGTCTGCTACTGAACGAATCAGTGGCTGTGAACGAAGCGCGAACTCAACATAGCGGTCATACGCGGTCTTGATAAGACCAGCGAGTGCGGATGTGTCTGTATAGACATTTCCTGCCATTTAGTTCACCTCCTGGTGATTGGTAGTTTGTTTAAATAACTGAAATACCAAGGATGGCATTTAACTCTTCTGCTGATTTAGCATTAAGAATTTTTGCCAATGAATCTTCATCAGGCACGCTTGGCATACCAGTATTAACAATGTTGTTAATTCTGTTCTGCGCACTTAGGTCAGGTGTTTGAGCCTTACCTTGCTGCTGTGTAGATTCCTCCGCGTTGTTGTTGACTCCGAAAACATCACCATATTCGTTAATCCAATTAGTGATTGCTTCCTCGGAAGAGTCGAGGTCCTGCGGAATGAAGGCTGCAACCTTAGGGTTGATTCCTTTTTGAGTTAGTACATCCTTGACGATACGCTGACGAGATTGTGTCTTAAGCGTAACTGATTCTGTTTCAAGTTCCTTCAAGCGCTTTTCGAGCGTGCGGTTTACTTTACGCAGTTGCTTGACGACATCGCCTGATTCCTCTGTGAAATCATCTTCGTCATCGTATTCATAATTGGTAGCCATCTACCTATCTCCCTTTTGTTTGTTGTATTCGCAATCCGCAACACTGTTTGGGGAAATCAATGTTGGCTATTGCTACCAGGCTT